GTGCTGTACGTAAGCGTTGCCGTTAATGTCGAGGAAGTAGAACAGCAATCGCCGGAACTCGATGCCCGTGTCCGTGAAGTTGGGGTTTGACAGCAGGGCCAGAGCGGGTTTCGTCTACGGAGACGGTGAAGGCGTTTAATGAGGGGACGATTCAGGCTTGGGATGATTCAGACCTAGTGGGTACGGTCAAGTGGCACACGCAGGAAGATGAGAAGGTGTGCATCTTCTGCGAGACGATGAACGGGGTGGAAGTGCCAATCGGGGAAGCGTTCTGGAAGAAGGGCGAGACGATGTACGCGGAAAGGGGCAGGCCGGGGTACTTCTCGGCTACGCCAGAGGGTGAGATTGGACCGGACGTTGTGAGGCTTGAGTTTGACTACGGCGATGTAAACGGTCCTCCATTGCACCCTGCATGTCGTTGTTTCCTTGATTTCGTGTTGGAGAGTGACGAATGAGCAAGCCCCAAGACATTGAGATGAGAGGTGGCCCAAAGGACGGCTACACGATGGAATGGAACGAAAAGAACGGATACCTCCGCGCGTTTAAGCACGAAACGAACCCCGACCTTTGGCATATGTACAAGATCGTCCCTCTCAAAGAGGACGGCAAATCGGTGTGGGTTGCTCTGTATGACGGGATGTGCGAGACGGCGAAGGAGGAAACCAATGAATCCTGAACTCTTGTCCGCCATTGACCGGCTGCGTCAGAAGTTCTTTGTGAAGGCTACCGAGTCGGTGGGGTTGGCTGGCGTAACGATCATCAAGGCCGAGCCGCAGGTGACCGATACCGAGCGGGTCATCGAGATTGTCGCCACAACGAACCACGTAGACCTCGATAACGAGGTTGTGGACCCGGCTGGTATCGACTGGTCATACTTCAACGCGGCTGGCCAGAAAAAGGTCTTTGTTGACCACAACTACGACACCGACCATTGCGTAGGGGTTGCCCGGTCAATCTCCCCCTATATGGAGGGTGGCAGGCAGACGGGTTGGAAGATGCGGATTCACGTATTCGCTGGCAAGAAAAACCACCTAGCCGACGACGTTTGGACGATGACGCAGCAGGGGCTTATGGGCGCGTCGATCGGGTTCATCCCGTCAGTGATTGGTACCCCGGACGCATCCGAGAAGAAGGCTTACCCCGGCGCAGACACCATCGTTCGCAAGTGCCGGGCGTTGGAGTTGTCGTTTACCGCCCTGCCGTGCAATGTGAAGTGTCAGGCGTTGGGTATGGACACGCCAAAGAAAACCATCCAACTCACGCCTACTCAAATCGTGGTCTAGTATATTGTGTCCAGCCAATAGTCCGCGCGACGGTTGGGAACGGCCCTAAGAAGCCCGACGTAACCCGAGACGGTGAGCGCAGGTAGCGTTTAACACCTTTCGGAGTTACAACATGAATCGTATTCGCATTCTCAAGGCTCTCGCAAAGAGCGGCTTCACCGGCAAGACGCTGGATGAGGCGCAGGCGTTCATCAAGTCGCAGAACATCGAACTCCTCGACGGCAAGACCGTTATAGACGAGGCTGCGGTCACCAAGGCTTGGGAAACCAAGGCCGCTCTGGTGGTCGATGCCGAGCCGGAGGCCGAGGCCAAGGTCGAGAAGAAGGCCGTTGTGGTCGATGCTTCCGAGGACGATGGCGAGGCCGATGCCCAGCAGAAGTCAGCCGAGGCGATGCTCAAGGACAGCCGCAAGGCTGCTGCCGAAGTCGTCACTCAGAAGGCTGTCGGCATCCGCGACCCCAAGCGGGAGATTGATCGCAAGGCTTACGCCCAGAAGATCAAGAACACCGCACACCTGCCCGTTGGCGACCCCAATAAGGCGGTATTCAACGACCCCGATCAGGCCGAGTACGCGGGTGCGTACATGCGTTTGGCGTTCCACAACCTCAAGGGGTTTGTGAACTACGCCCAGCGTGCGAACGACCTTGCAATCGTGGGAAAGGCATCGAGCGAGACGAACAACGCTTCGGCGGGTGTGCTTGTTCCGCCTGAGTTCTACGCGAACGTCCTCTGGCTCACTGAGCAGTACGGTGTCGCTCGCAAGATCGCCAACGTCCAGCGGTTCAGCAAGACCGATGATTGGAAGCGTCCCCGCAAGACGGCCCTCCTGACCATGCAGTACATCGGTGAGGGTGCGACGATCACCGCGTCCGACAACACCTACGACCTCATCACCCTCAACCCGCGCAAGTACGGCGGTCTGATGGTTGTGAGCAACGAACTGATGGACGATTCGGCGGTTTCGATTGCCGACCAGTTCGCCCAGAGCGTTGCCGAGGGCCAGGCGATTGCCGAGGATGCGGCCTACTTCATCGGTGACGGCACGGCTACCTACGGCGGACAGACTGGCCTCAAGACTGCCCTCCCCGCTGGTGCGTACCTCGCTGCTGGTGCGACTTGGGCGGCTAACACCCTCACTTCCGCAACGCTCGCTCCCGGCTCTGTTGAGAACGTGCATCCCTACATGCGGAACTCATGGGTTATGTCCCGTCAGGCGTTCTATCAGGTGTTTGGTCGCCTGTTCAACGCTGGCGGCGGAAACAAGAACATCGACCTTGCCGTGTACTCGCTGGCTAACCCCGGCGCGAACGGTGCCAATGCGTCGATCAACGGCGACCCCGTGTACTTCTCACAGGCTCTCCCAACCGCGACTCCGTCCAGCGGCGTTCCTTGGGCCTACTACGGCAACTTCCAGTCGGCAACCATGCTCGGTGTCCACACGGACCTTCGCATCGTGTCCGATCCTTCCCCCTACTTCACCAGCGACCAGATGGCCTTCCGTGCAATCAGCCGGTTCGCGGTCAACATCCACGGCGACGGTCGCGGATCAACCGTTGGCCCCATCGCTGCCCTCAAGACGACCTAAACAACCCCTCAACCACAAACGGAGACTCTTCCATGATTGATATGCAGAATGTTAAGAACGTGGTTGGGCTGGCCCCAATCTCGATCAACTCGGGAGCGGCTACCCCGCTTGCCGTCGATACCACCGGCTACTCATACGCAACGGCCATTGTGTCGTTTGGTGTGATTGGCGGCGCGGCCACCGTGATGCGTCTGACTGAGTGCGAAACCTCAGGCGGCACGTACACGGCGATTACCGGCCTCACGGCTTCGGGTTCGACCGGCGACGGTCGGCTCCCTCAGACGGCGGATGCGGGTACGTCGTTCATGTTCAACGTGCCCCTCGGTGCGGGTAGCGTTCGCAAGAAGTTCCTCAACCTTGAGATTACCACGGGCGCAACGACCCTCGTGCAGGTGACTTGGATTCTGAGCCGTGCGGCCCAGACTCCGAACACCGCCGCCGAGCGTGGCGTGTCGGGCTACCTCTCGATCCCGTAAGCCTCCTCCTTTCGCTCCTGCCCCTGCTGAATAAGCGGGGCGGGGGTTTTGGCAATCATCACCACAACCGAGTACAAGACCTACGCGGGCATCAGCGGGTCTACCTATGACGCTCAGTTGGACGTTCTCATTCCCGCGTTGCAGGATGAACTAGAGCGGCTTACGGGTCGCCTGTTCGATACCGGCACCTATACCGAGTACGTCGATGGATCAGACTCGCCAACGGTGAGCGTCAATAACTACCCGGTGACTTCGGTAACGTCCGTGCAGTTGATCGACCGTGCCGAGGTGGTTCAGTACACCTACGAGGCGACGGGGTACAAGATCGAGGCTTCCAGCGGGCTTATCTCGCGTCAGACGGGCGGGATGTGGGGTACTGGCGGATGTGATTCGTGGTGGGCACCGTTGCCTTACCCGATGACGTTCAATCGCGCCCCCGTGTTCCCTGACGGCTGGCGGAATATCAAGATCGTCTACGTGGGCGGGTACGCATCGAACGCGATGCCTGCGGCCCTTAAGAAACTGATGTACGACGCGACGGCTACGGCCTTTGCTCAGATCGGCGTAGACCTTTCGATGAAGTCTGAAACGCTGGGGCATTACAAGTACGACCGGGGCAACGCTGGCGGCGCGGTTGGGAATGTGTGGAGCCTGTTTGGAGAGCGGGTCCAGTTGTGGAAGCGGGTGCCTACGTGAGCCTTGCGGGATTGCTCAAGCAGACCGTGAGCGTGCTTACCCCCGGCTCTCAGGCGAGTACCGAGTACGGCGGCTGGACCGACTCAGTTAGCGGCACAACCTACGCGGCAAGCGTACAGGTCGATACCTCCCGCGAGTCGATGGAGTTTGAGAGGCAGACCAAGAAGCGGACGTTCAGCATCTACCTTTCCCCTTCCGCACCGATCCCGATTAACTCGCGCGTGAGCGTTACGGCTGGGGCGTATTCGGGAACGCTTATCGAGGTGTTCGCGGCCAAGGCGGATCATGCGGGACGGGGTACTTATTGGATGCTTCGCGGTACGGAGGTGCTGTAATGGCCTCTATTGAATCGCTGGCGAACAAGGGCCGGAACCTTGCCCCGATCACCCGTGGAGCGGCGGTTACGACCAAGATCGGGGAGATGGAGTTTGAGTGGCGAGGGGAAGCGTTCAAGGAACAGATCAATGAAGCCGTGGCGGTTGGCATCACCGATGGGGCGGTTCACGTTGCCCGTGCGATGAAGCGGAATATCGGGGTTCAGGGTCCGCCTACGTCCCTTCCGGGCGCGTTCCCGCATATGGACACCACAAGCCTCAATCGGTCTATCTCGGTGGACGTAGCGACGGCCAAGAGCCTTGTAGCGGCTGCTGGCGTGGCACGCGAGGCCCGGAACTCCGAGACTGGCGTTCGGGTCGATGACTACGCCCTGAAACTGGAGTTTGGCGGGCTTGGACAGCAGCCCCGTCCGTGGGCTGTGCGGACGCTGCGAGAGGAAACCGGCAAACTGTTCGGCATCATCGTCGAAAGCACGGCCCGAACCCTTGGCGGCGGTCTTAAGGGGGTCCGTTGATACCACTGGTCTACAAAGCGGCCCGGTCAATGTTCGCGGCTGATAACGGCGTGGGTGGACTCACAACCCTGCTGTCGGGCGGTTACTTCACCCAACTGGCCCCGACTACGGCGGTTCCGCCCTTCCTGGTCCGTACCGTTCAGGCGGACGGAGAGATTGATTCCT